TTCGAGGGATAGTCGCTGCGCCTGCAGCCGCCCGATCTCGGCAAGCTCCGTCCAGATCAGGAGAGGCATACCGGGATCGTGGGCGGCGCGGCGCGTCATCATCTGGCCGTCCGTCGAACGCGCATGCCGAATGCGTTCATCACCGTGATCCAGTCCTTGGATGTCATTTCTTCCATGGAGTTGCGGCCCGTAAGCTCATGAACAGCGGAACCGAAACCCAAGAGCGAAACCCCGGTTTCTGGACGCAGAATTCGCCATTGCGCTGTGGCAATCTTGTAGCCCGGCGTCCGCGCCCAACTCGGCATAGCCTGATTGTCGCGCCAGTCGACACCAGCAACACGCGACAACCACTGCTTCAAGCCGTCAATGGCCTTATCGGCATCTTCCAGATGGTGAAGGAAGCGAACGTGATCCAGACCAGTCTGGCGATGGACGAATGCAATCAGCGCCTCGTTTGAACCGTTGGTGACGACGCCCAGGTTGTAGCCTGCAATCCAGAGCGCCTGAATCTTTCCGGCAAACTTGCCTTCAAGGGCCTTTCGACCGCCTTTTGAAGCGGGCTTGAAGCCCTGTCGGCGTTGCTCCTCGATGACGCGCTGACGCTGTTCCTCGGACATCGCTTTCAGCGAGGTTTCGCCGACAACGCGCATATAAAAGGCGCGTTTGTCATCTTCCTCGACAATGCCCATCTGGCGAAAGCCAGTATGAATGGTTTTGATGGCGGCGAAGCTCATTGTTCATCCCCATGGTATGGCAGTTGCAGCATCGGAGCTGGCAGCGCTTTCAGATCAGTTTTGGATTTGCTCTTGGGTTTCGTCGCTGTGCGAGCTGCTTTCTGATCGGCCTGAAAAGCGGCGCACGCGCGCAGCAAGTAACCGAGTTGCAGATGGTCGCTGACTTCCAGTTCCAGCCGCAGGACAGACTTCGTCCCGACTGTCGACGACTTGTAGGATTTCAGGGTCGCATCGTCGCCGTGGATCATGAGATAGTCGCTCATATCAGTTCCCATCCTTTTTTCTTGCGCTCCAGACGGCGGGAGAGCTGCTCGCGGAAACGCTGCACCGCCTCCAAAGCTTCCGTATCGTTGTCGGCTTCGGGAATACCGGGAACGAGCAAGGTTTGGCCGTCATAGGAGTGACGAGCGCATACGGAGACAGCCCTTTTCAGACGAATACCGTGGGCCGATCCGAGCTTAATTGCGCCTTTCGGTAAGCGGCGACCTATCTGGATGTCGCCACCGCGCCAACAATAGGCAATTGCCATGATCAATCCTCCCTCGGTCCAACCGGTACTGGACCGGAGCCATACGGATTAAAGGCATCTACTTCTTTGATGTGCCCGACAGCTTTGTTTGGATCGACTGACCGCCAATCAGGCCATGACCGTTCCACATTTCCGGCCTGCTTGCTGATGACAACCTGAATTATCTCATCAGGCGTGAGACCAATGCGCGCCAGACCATTGAATGCCAGAAGGATGATATCTGCCCATTCTTTCGGATCGGTAGGGTCTGCCTCGATCTCCCGCAATTCCTCGCGGATATGATCGATTGTGCCCTCTGTTCTGCGACCCGGACCGAACGTTGCAAGGTTCCAACGGATAAAGGCCGATAGCCACGTGGCATCGATAGCTACCTTGCTCATACTGCACCTGCCTTCAACGGGCGTACAAAAACCCGGCGATGATGATGCTCGCAAAAGCTTGAACCGATTTTCACTGGATGGCCGCAAAACAGATGCTGCTCACCCTTAGCCGCATTATTGACCGCAAATCGGCACTGGCGGCGGTTCAAATCGGCCAAAGGCAAATGAAGAGCTTCAACCGCAGCGTCGTTATCGAAAACTGGCAGTTCTTCACATACGAAAGCCGGTTCAGGTTCCACAACCGGTACAACAACTACGGCAGGCTGGATCGATATCGTTCGCGCTTGCGATCTGCGTGCGGCAGTTTTCACGCGACCGGATTTGTATGGAGACGATGCCGCCTTCGGGGTCCGGGCACCGCCCACCGATCCGGCAAGGCCGATCTCGCTCAAACGACTATCGCGATGAATTACCCCGATGACGGCGTTGCGGCTAACAGACAGACGAGAACCAATTTCGGAGGCCGAAAGACCTTCCCGGAGGAGTGAGGCGACTACATTGCGACGTTCTTCCGTCCAAACTTTGTTTACGTGGTTGCTCATTATGCACCTGCCTTTCGTCCGTAAATCGCGGATTTGATTGTCTGGAGTTTGTGCAAAACGCGATCAATGAACCGCGTTTCGGCTTTGCCGATGAGGCGTGCATAATGGCTGACTGTATGACGGCAGAAGTCGGGACCGTCTTCGCCTTCCGGCACGGCATAGAAATCCGTGCCGGAGGGGCTGAAGATGACGACAACGCCAGAAAGCAAGATGCCGGAGACGCGCCCCTGTTGATGGCGAACGCGGGATGTCATTCCGCACCTCAAGCCTTAGCCATGTCGATAGTGACTGCGCGCCACGGATCGGTGATGGAAGCCCGCTCATGGAAGCGGACGTATTCCTTCGATCCCGTGATGCGCATTGCTTCGCGGATGGCGCGCATCGCGTCCTGCCAGCGACGATCCTCGATATCGAGACGCAAGAGCATGAAGATTTCCGAGCGGTTGACCTGACCTTCCTTGTCGGTATTGAAGGCGCGAGTAATTACGGCCCGGATTTCGGGACGGCTATCTGCTGCCCATTCGGTGAGGCACTCGTCCAGAAGCCGCTTTGCGATCTGCAGCTGCGGCCCAAAGTCGATGTAATCGGCGACCTGAACGGTGACACGCTTCAGGCCATCAAAGGTTGTATAGCTTCGATTTCCCTTGGGTCCGCCTTTCGTAGCGCCGTATTCCTGCTGCAGGAGTGCATCGAACTCGCCAAGATCGGTCATGGTGTGACCGCGAAACCGGCTGATCTGCTCTGACAGGCTGGATGCAAAGCCCATGATCTTGCGGACGAGTTCGTCCTCAAGTTTATCGGCAGGCTTGATGGCTTCGACCGGGACGAGATTGCCTTTGGCATCGGCCATGTAAGGCTTGTCGCCTACCATGGTTACGCCCTGAGCTGAGTTTCCCGCGAAAGCGGCGGTGGCAATTGCTTCAGTCATTTTCTGTTCCTTTGACGTGATGGCTCAGGCGCGGTCGGCGCGTTGAGTGAAATCGGGTTTGAAGAGGACGATGTTGGAATTGGGCCGGTAGAGTTCGTCCAGCACGGCCTGCCGCGTCTTGTCATCGCTGCGGCCCATGCCGTTCCAGCGGTGGCGGCTGATTTCATGCTCGCGGTTCATTGCGAGCGCGGCGCAGCCATACAGAGTGGCGGTTACAGCACGAACATCAGCCGGAGTGAGGAATACGCCCTGAGTTTCGTAGCGGAGGAACTCGCGACGCCATGCGAAAAGCGTGTCACTCAGTTCATAAAGATCGGCATCCATGGTTATGCTCCTTCCTTGATAAGGCTGTGTGGGCATCCTTTCCGGCATGCCTGAAACATGCGGACACGGTGGGCATTGGTTGCGACGAAAGGTTTGCGCTGCCAGAGAACGCAGGTGTTGCGGGGCAGATCGCCCATGACCGGGCAATCAACAGTTTCCGCCATAAGCGCACCACGGATGGCTTGCTCGACACGGTTGATGTCGCCATTCTGGTAAGTGTTGGAGAGAACTTGACTGACTGCCGATGCCGAGTAGCCGACCTTGCGGGCGACCGCAGACTGACTTTCCCGGTCACAGGCTTCCGCCAGAATGACAATCCATTCCGGCAGTGTCTCGCCCCAAGCTGCGCGGGCCTTGTCGATATTGGATAGCTTGGCGGCGATCATGGCTGCACCTCTTCGGTGACAACCGGGCCAACGATCTCATGCTGGTTCTGATCGAACACAGCTTTGGTACGCAGCACCATCGGTGGTAGCGGCCCGGTGTTCATTTTCGGTGCGAGGCGATAGACGCCGAGATTGCCGGATCGTCCCTTTACCAGTTCGATCAGATATCCCGCCTTGGCGAGGAACTTCACGTAAGATTTCGCGGTCGGAAGTGCGATCTGGTTGTTATCCGTCGAGGCCCACACCGAAATATCTTGGGCCGTAAAGCCGCTAGGTCCGGCCATGCGGATATAATTCCACATGGCCTTTTGCTTGCTCACGCCCTCGACGAGCGTACCATCGCGACGAACCTTGGGAGTTTCGGACTGACGGGCAATGACACGAAACAGGTCGCTACCACGACTATCGACAGCGCCGGTTGCATCAATGATCTTCGCCTTTTCCAGACGACGCATGAAATCATTTATGTCGGACTGCGGGGCGTTCGAAAGTTCATAAATGTCCCGCGCCGAGAAATCGCGCTCGGCGAGTGAAAAATCCATCATCACGGACCAGTAGTGATGAAAGCCGCGCTTCGGTGACTTCCCTTTGACAGCCGTGAGCTTCAGAACGATGGACATCAAGCGGCCCTCCTGTTGCGGGAGGGGACTGCGCCGGTGCAGAAATAACCGGAACCCTGTTGCTGATACTGAGCGAGGGTGACCTCTTTCAGCCCGAATTCGTCGGCGGTGTTGGCAATGGAATGAAGCGTGTTGCAGATGCGGCGCACACGGCCATCGCCTTCGATCCGGGCTTGATCCAGCAAGTCATCCGAAATGGACACAGACCGGCAGAAGGTTTTCGCCAAGGTGCGAGTATCTTCCAGATCACAAGGCTGCGCATATCCCCATTCCAGAACGAGATCGCGGAAACGATCAACTCGCTCCAGCTTCTTCGGGAATAGTTCCTCGCCAATCAGGAGCACCGGAACGTTGCTCTTCTTGGCGATCATGCGCACCAGCTCGATCATATTGCGGTCAACGAGCTTGTCCGATTCATCGATGATTAAAGGGCGCTTCGGATCACGTGCCAGAATACCGATGATATCGTCTTCCAGATCGGAAAGCGTACCGCGAGCATCGGGCTGACCAAGTTCCGAAAGGATGGAAGTGAGAAGCTTTTTCTTCGTCCAAGTATCGCTGACTTCGACGTACGCGGCATTCGTCTTGTTCATCGCGTAGCAGGCCGCGACTGACTTGCCATAGCCGCTGAACCCGGCGAATACGCCAAGGTTCGGCTGAAGCGGGTGGCGGTTCTGGAGCGAATGAACAAGCGTGAGGCATGCCGCCACATTCTTGATCGGCGCTGTATCCCCGCCATTGACAATCTGATTGTTACCCGTCATTTTTTCCTCGTCTTAATGAATTTGCATTTCGAAGCCCCGCGCCAACGGGGCTTTTTCTCTAGCGAGCCATCGTCAGGGCTTGCTCAAGTCCAAAATCCTCCATTGTCTGTCTGATGGTCCGGTAGGTCGGCGTGGCCTGAAAACGGACAAGCTGCGCTGCAGTGTCGGCGTCCAGTTCAACGCCAGCCGCGATCTTGGTTTCGAGGTCCATCGCCCATTTGAACCGACGAGCGGCAGCGCTCAGTCCCGCATCCGGGTCCAGATGAACAACCGTTGATGCGTTGCGGTTTTCGGCTTCACGCTTGATGGCTTCATGCAGCTCAGCAGCCCGCTCATTGAGCGGCTTCGGCTGGATGCCAGCCTGCGGTAGTGTCGCGGCATCGAGCGCAGCTGCAATTGCTGGTGTCGAATGCTGCTCTTCACGCTTTGGCAACTGGATGACGTTGGCTGTCTGTCCGGCCTTTTCCGCCGCCTTGCGCTTTGCAAGCCGGATGGTGCGTTCGATACCCGAAGGACCCTTCTTCAGCTCGCGGATATCGGCCTTGATATCGCGTTCGCGCTGGCGAACGATATCGGCAGCAATATCCTTCTGCGCCTTTACGTATTCCTGTGGATTGATGCCTGCTAGCTCCGGGCAGATCGCAATGTCGAGAAACTCGCCACCTTCAGCAGAAAACACGTACATCTTGCCCATATCGAGCGGATCGCGGCGGCAAAACACTTCGGTGCCAACCATGATCGTGCCGCAGACGTAATGCAGACCATTGTCCTTGATGCCCTGTTTGGTCATCTTGCGAAGACCGTTTTTACCCGCAACCGGCATCAGCAGAGTATCGAGTGCGCGTTCGTCGATGCGGCGGATCGGCGTTGTAGAAGCTTGGGCCACCTCGTTTGGTGTGCGACCTTTCAGGCCGCTATGCGCGCTTTCGTGGTAAACGAACTCAAGCCAGTCATCGATATGCTGCTGGAGCTGCGCCGCCGTAAGTGAGACTTCGAACAGTTCATGTTCATCAGCGCCAAGGCGTTGCGCGAAGCTCTTGCGGCTTTCAATCGCCTTTCGATCTGCAACCGAATGGCCGATGTAGCCCGGCAATTGGGGGCAGACGTTATGCTGAAACGTCTTGATAACGCGCTCGACATGGCCCTTCTGTTCCGGGCTATACGCATCCGAAATGTCGGCGGTGATGTCGAGATTGGTGAACAGGCGCTTCGTGGCGATAGCCACGAAATCTGAGCCATTATCTGTCTTGATGACTGTAGCGGCACCCATCTGCAGGATGGCCTTACGGATCAGCAGAGCGACAGCAGATGCGCGCGGCGTCTTCGAAAGGGTGATGACCAGACGGCGGGTTGCGATATCAATGCAGGCATAAAGCGAATAGCGACCGTCAACACACAAGGCATCTACCGGAGATGCGTCGATCATCCAGAGCGCATTCGGTTCGTCGATGTGGCGATAGGTGCCCGTACCCGACAGTTTCATCGTGCTGCGGAACTTGTCCGGGTCGGTGATTTTGGTCAGGACGAGCTTTTCGTCGGCCTTCAGTGCGGCGATGAAATGCTGGAAGGTGCGCAGTGGCGGTAACGGTATCATGACGCCGTGGCGATCAGCCAAATACGAACCGAAATGATCCTCGCAATAGCCACGGATAATATCAGCCGACAAATGCGGGTTCGAGGCGATCCATGCGAGGATAAAGGAGCGAACCTCGCCATTATTGGCGGTTTCCAGCAAACCCTTGCCCTTGCGGGCTTCCGAGCGGTCCACGGCCAAAGCATCTTTTGCACCCTTGGCCTTGGCAGCGCGCCAACGGAAAACCGACCGCTGCGAAATACTCGGCAAGGTTTCCTTGACCCACGGGTCGACCTGAATCATCCCGATGTTGTAGCGGTCGCAAAATACGAACAATGCGCCTTGAACGCTCAGTGAAAGGCCCTTCAAGAACAGTTCAAAAGCGGCAACAACCGCAAGACGCGCGTCCCGTTCGCGTTGGGCGCGATCAGTCAAAGGAGCGGTGGCCTGAAGTTCTGGCTTAGCCTGCGGAAGTGTCTCAACGCGACCCGTGACCATGTAGCGCTGCACATAGGCAATCTGCGGGAGTGTAGGCAGTAAACGATAATGATACTGCAAACCGCCGCCAACATCGGCACGACCACGGCATAACGAAGGGTAAGAACTCCAGTTGTGCCGCTTCGCATGACGAATTACGCCACTTTCCGAATGCGGAATGCCCGGCAATTTTTCTTCTGCAATCTGTTTCGCCGTCAGCCATTCCTTCATGGCGGCGACTGGCGCGGGATTGACACGGATAATCTCGTTCATCGACGTGCAGCCTTTCGCTTGGCTGACAGCACCTGCCGTCGCGCCTGCAATTCTTCGATGTGATCTTCAAGCAACCTGTCTTCGATCAGGTCGGCGTATTCGTTTGCGATAACCGTCAGGCCGAACATGCCGGGCACGAAGCCGAGCAGTTCCTTGGCGTCGGTCGCGTGGACAAGTGCGATGAAAGCGTCAAGCGGGATGCGATGCTCACCGCTCGCCTCGGATGCCCATTTGTCCAGCATCGTCGTGGAGATCGACCGATCCAAATAGCGCGTCATGGAGGCCGCAATTTCCGACCGGCCCTTGTTGTCATCACGCGCGTCACGCAGAGCGCGAGCTACCAAGCGGGCAATCTGGTTATCGAGCGAGCCGCGACCGGTCACGCCTTCTTCGTAGCGGATCGCCACCTGAGGAGGCGTCCACTCGAACAAGTCTTTCGTGAGAGGGTCGCGGCGCTTGGTCATTAACGTGCAGCCTGACGTTCTGCGAACCAACGCAGCACCGCAGCTTCATGCAGCGCGAAGAAATGATCCTGTTCAGACGGCTTCAGCCGTGCGAAACGGTCCGCAATCTTCTCCCAACGTGCCGGTTCGTTCGGCATCGGTGCGCCGTCGAGCTGGATGATTGCTTCAGTTACGTTCTGTGCTTTTCCGTCAAGCACCAGCTCGATAATTGCCGAGGCGCGCTCGTAAGGTTCGTTTGCAATAGCCAGCAGAGCCTGCTGGTTGTCACAAAGCGGCACGAAAATCGCCATACGATCCCGGAGGTCAGCCGGAATACCTGCAATCTTGATGGAGCGAAAAACTTCGTTGCGACCGATCTTCAGGAAACGCTGTGCCGCCTCGGAAAAGCTCAGCGCAAATGTCTCGCCTTGCTCCATGATTTCGGCATCGGTCGAATTAAGTACCAAGTTGGTACTAAACTCCGCTCCCGGTTGGACCTGAGCCTTTGGCCCGCGCTTTACGGGGTGTGCAGCGCGCCAGATTGCGCACCAGTCTGCAACGTCAACGCTGCGTTCTAGAACGGAAAGACTGTGCCGATAAAAGTTCTCGGCGATGCCCGTGAGGCGGATTTCAGCCTGATCGGCAAATTCATCCGGCTGGCGTACTGCAGCTTTTACGGTGGTTTTAAGTAGCGCGGCAGCGGCAAGGCGCTTCGCACCAAAGACCAGCTGGAAACGACCGTTCTTCTGCTCGATCACTTCGATGGGCTGGCGTTGCCCGCGAACCTTGAAGTCTTCGGCAATGGCGAAGGAAGCGTCGGGAGATACTTTCTTATGCTCGGCGGAAACGTCCACCAGAGAAGGATGAATATCGGCAATAATCATGTTGGATGCTTTCGATTGTCAGGAAGTTGGGAAAGCGCTGACGGAACCGTCAGGCAGCTGTCTGTGCACCGTCAGCATTCGCGTGACGTTTTGGCCTTCCGCCGCCAGACTTGTTACTGCTAGTATCCACCCCGTCATGACGACCGCGCGTGTACATGTCGGGGAACATCTCGCGGAACGGAACGCCAAGGGCAGCGGCAATCGCTTCCGCTCCAGGCCGACTGGCTCCAATGATTCCGGCACGGCAAGCTGCGGGATACATGCCAGCATCGCGGGCTATTCCGGTCAGAGTCTTATTCTGCCGCAGTAGCTCATCCTTGATCGCTGCACGGTCCCACTTTTTGGGGTTCGTCATGGTTGCTCCCTGTTTTCTGACCTGTGCAAGAGGTCGGTTAGCGTGGGTGTAAGTGTTGAAACAGTGTCGCAACGGATATTCGCGTAATTAAGCGAATAAGTCAACGTAAAACCGTGAAATCTTGCGGTCAGACTTATTTGATTTGCATTATTCCGCGAATGTCGGGTCAACATATTGATATTACGGCGAAAAAATGAGTTCTTTCACCGTAATTCTATGTCTGACCAACGGTCAGAGTTGGCGTAATTATGGGAACAACGTTCGCAGAACGGTTAGGACAGGTTGTCGACGGCGAGTCGGTTCACGCTTTTTCGAAAAGGGCGGGAATCAGCGATTCGACGTTTCGGCAATATTTGAACGGAACAATGCCGGGACTGGATAAGCTCATTCAGATCGCAGATGCCGGGGGCGTTACGCTTGACTGGCTGGCAACGGGCAAAGGCCCGAAGCAGACAGGCGAAGCGCTGCCCGTCAACTCAGGCCCAAGTATTGTGAGTGAAAATAGCGGTTACGCGCTTGTTCCAAGGCTCGATATTCAACCTTCAGCAGGAACTGGGTCTGTCATTTATACCGAAGATGCCCTTGATTTCCTTGCATTTCAGACTGACTGGTTGAAGGCGCGCGGAATACGACCTGATTATGCTAGAGTGCTCACAGCGCGCGGTGATAGCATGATGGAAACAATCCATGACGGCGATGCGCTGCTCGTCGATACATCCATCAATCGCTTCAAAGATAATGCTATTTATGTTCTGGTTTACGGGTCGATGGTGCTCGTGAAGCGAATTCACGCACGAATGAATGGTTCCGTGCAACTAATCAGCGACAATCCGCGCTATCCTCCAGAGGAAATAACACAGGGAGAGATTGATCAACTTCATATCGCAGGCCGCGTTATGTGGTTCGGCAGATCAATCTAGAAGGGGTAACAATGTTCCAATTCAAAGGCTTATCTGGAATTGCGTTCATGGGCGCAATGATGGCCTTAACGCCTGCTAAGGCCGACTGGCAATACACGAAGTGGGGAGAAAGCTTGTCGAGTGTGCTGGCGAAAACGGATCGGAGTATAGCTCCGACGACCGCCAGTGAGCAGCACGACGAGGGCAAGACATTCGGACAGGCTTTGGCCAAAACAACGTACGAGGCGAGCGGAACCACTTTCGATGTTCGGTTCTTCTTCACTGATGAACGGCTAAGCCGTGTTTCTTTGCGGATGGATAACGCGAAAACTGCTGCTCGGATTCAGACTGCTTTGGGTGACCAGTACGGAAAGCCCGAACTAGAGAGTCAAATCGCGGCAAGCATGTCTTGCTCCCGGATTTCACAGATTTGGCGTGATCAAGACAAGGGAAACATTGTCGAATTTTCAGGCTTCGATTGCGGCCCCGGGCAGGAGAATCGTTACCATGTGATTTACCGCCCAATCTCAGATGCCGGTACTACCGGGCTATAG